ATTTCGCCATCCAGGGCATTATAAGCAACCGGAGCCAGTACAGTAGGGGCCGGGTTGATGTTAAACCCGCTTGATGTATTTATTAAGCCTGTCGGGTTTGTTGGGTCTGGGATTGGCGGGTATGTAGGCCCGTTTGGTATTACCTTCTTTTTTATTGGAGTAGCTGATACGCCCGCGCTGCCATAGTCAAGCAAAAACCAGGTTCCCTGTATGGTATTTTTGCCTATATCCCAATTGGCGCTTGACATCATCCATTTATTCCCTTCAAGCGTTTGCATTAAACGGAACATACGAAAATCGCCGTACATGGAGCCGTTTAACCGCCTGCGCGGTGAAATCCTGGCATTAAGGATGTTTAGTGCCAATAGATCGCCTATTGCCTTGTTTCTCGTCCCTACGCCCTGCCCCCAATCGGTTGCGTTCACCCATATAGAACCGTTCCATCGGAATATCCTACCGGCGCTATTTGACAGTAAAGCCGAACCAAGGCGAATTGTAGTTTCGTACACCTCACTAAAGTCATCCGGATTATCGGCGGTGTACTGTATCTGATCCTCTGAAACGACGGGCGTGCCTTCATCATACACCTCCAGGAACAAATTGGAGGCGCTCCAAAATATCTGAAACTGAGAATTAGAAACGCCGCCGCCGTCCCACTTCTGAAGGCCGGACGCTGTAACCACCAACTGATTGTCATCGCCGTCTGAAGGCAATGCCGGTGTAAGTATCTCAAAATTGATTGTACCGTTTACCTGCGCACCAACCGCAGGAACCACCCCAATATTGTGCGGTAAATAAATACGGTCTGCACTGTTTGCTGTCCACTCCGGCGGATCTATCTGAGCTGTAAAGTTAGAAATGGCGTAATCCCTTAAAAGGTAGTTACTGCCCACTTTCAGCTTTATATTAGGGACAAAGAAAAGCACATCGTTAGCGCCGCCCGAATAGCTAAGGTTTTTAATCCCAAAGGAAATTTGACCTTTAAGGCGCATTATGGCATCCCCACCGTTGGCGGATATAGCCTGGTCAAAGTTAATCGTATCCGCTCCCGTTGTCAGGTTTGCCCCGTTTAGGAAATTGCGCCTAATCTTGACATCGTAATTAACCTCCGACTTTTTAAGAGCCGGAAGGAAGTCATATGTCATAGTTGCCAGCTTTGCGCCTGTGCTGGTTTGGTCTATGACATTTGCCCCTGATACGGTTGCTGAGGATATAAATGTGCCATCTTTCTGGTACGCCCTGGAATAATAGGGCGAAGCTGTCCGGTAGGGTATTTGTTCCACCCACCATACGCCCTCTGTTTGGAATATCCGGCAATTAAACGTCTTTAGGATTTGCCATAAAACGTCGTAACTACTTATTACGTCTTTATCTACACCTCCCTGTTGTTGGAAGTTGTAAAAAGCGGAATGATCGACACCGCCCTGATATAAAGAGTCATCATTTGCCCCGCTGGACATTGACACCGCCCACCAGTCTACCGACGTTTTTAGGAAGGCATCTGTACCGCCCCACATGGAAGCGTGGTCTGCTTTGGTAAGTGCCGTAACAAGGTGTTTGGTTAGTCGCTCTATGCCCGTATAAAGGGCTGATCCATCGTGGTAGGGCTTTTTCTTTAGTGTAGCCAAACCACACACAGCCGAAACCTTAAAAGTGTAGTAAGGGGCTGTATCTTCTTCACCTGCAAAGTCGGGTGTTAATAAGCCCCGCCAAACCACCAAAGACGTTACCACCTTTGTAATTTCCAGGAAAAAACGACTTTCGGAACCGCCTGCAAAATCTTCTATGAAAGTCGGTAGTATCGTATCCTCAAAGTCCACCACCATACCGACTTCCGCCCGGCTTCCAATGATCGGAGCATTGAAGTCGTTATTATCATTGCTGTCGTAGCTAATAGTGCAGTACTTTACGGTAAAAGGGTCGGAACTGCCCACAAAGTCAGCATCGTGAATATCCGCCCGATATTCCGCCCCGTTTATGTCGTAAAATGTGCCTGTTAGCCTAACTGCCATTATCTAAACCGTTGATTTTTGTTTTGCGCCCGTTCTAATACCAATACCAGGTCTGTGCCTCTTACGGTGAACTCACCACTAAGCATACCGCCGCCGCCCATACTATCCAGCATCCTGTTTGTTTTGGGGTTGGAATACACTTGCGATCCGCGTGGCAAATTGATAAGCTCCGGACCTTGTTCACCTACCAGCGACAAGCCGCCGGGGGCATATCCAGTACCACGGGCAAACGGGGTTGCCGCAATGATGGCAATTTGCGCCGCGCCTGCTACGGAAGCCGCTACAATAGCTGGAATGTTTAACGGTGGAGGTGCTGAAGAAATAGCCCGCGTGACACCCACCGCTGTGTTTACGATGGCTTCTGCAATGGCTTGTGCCTTGCGCCGTTTACCGGCCTTTTTCTCTATCTGTGCAATTTTCTGATCTAAAGCCGCCCGTATTTGTGCCTGCTTTTCAGAATTGCCTTCAGCCGCTTGTATTGCCGCCGCCGCGCTTTGTTCGGCCGCGTCTATTTCGGCCTGCGTCCTTGCATTTAAAGAGCCGCCCAGGATATTGAATAAAGCCCCTGAAACTTCCTGAGCCGCGCCTATGTATGTATCGCGCCAACTTTTTGCAAGGTCTTTTTGCCTTTGGGCTATTGCATCCTGTTGGTTCTTTATGGCCTCAAACTCTCCCTCCGGTCTTGCTGTTGGAACAAAACCGCCCGACGTTGATTCCCGGCGGATAATGTCTATTGTGATTGGGGCTGGTGGTGTTAGCGCGTTTATTTGCGCCTGAAGATTAACCACTTCAGCGGCTACGCGTTTAACCTCCTCTGTGTTTGGCTTCCAACCCACGTCAAGTAGCTTTTTTAGTCCGGCCTCTGCAACCTGTAATTTATCAGGAAGGTCGTTTATTCCTAAGAGGCTCTGCCGGTCTGATTCGGCCTGTATGTCGGATAAAACATCCTTTAAAACTTTAGCCTTTTCAGACGCTCCTTGCGTTTTGTCGGTAAAATCTTTGACCGTGCTTGCTACGACCTTTGTTGATTCTGTTAAATCAAGATTCTTTTTTACAAGGTCTTCTAATGAAGCTATTTTTTGATTTATACCCTCCCTTAAATCAATCTCATTAAACGCTTTTGTGTTTGCGTTTAGATTCTCTGCAACCTTAGATGCAAAAATGCCGCCCGTTGCAAGTGCAAGCAGATTGTTTCCAAACTGTTGGATTAGTGTAGGGTCTGCCGCCTCTTTTACGCCGTTTAACTCTGTTTTGAGTTTGGCTATTTCCTCTGTTGCGTTCTTTACAATATTAGCCCGAACAAGGGAGTCTATGTAGGCGTTCATTGCGCCGGTTACGTCAATGACTTTACCCTTTTCAATGTCAAGATCACCAAAGTATTTCGGGCTAATCTGCTTTAGTTGATTAAGGGCCGCTTTCTTTTCTTCGAGGCTTTTTGTGTTGTCATTTATAACACCAACAAGCGCCCCAACCTTTACCCGTTCCTGTTCTACGCTTGCCGTAGCTTCGCCAACCACGTTATTAACCGCCTGTTGCGCTTTCTCTGTGTTGGTAAGCTGTTTAGCAAACAAGCCCATTGCATCGGCTGCCTGATACAAGGCAATGCCAATACCGATAAGAATAAAAGCCTGTGTAGCTGCATTAAGAGCAATAAAAGCTGTCCTAACATTTCCAAGCCATGTTATTAAAGCCTTTGAGGCTGTTACAAGCCCGCCCCATGCCCCAACTACAAAAGAAGACAACTCTTTAACAGCGCCAAACACCTTTACAACCGGCCCGGCAGCAATAAGCAGACCGCCAAAAGCTAAAATCGCTTTTTGAGTACCTGAAGACAAGGAGGCAAAGCCATTAACAAGGTTTAAAATACCCTGTGTGACATCTTCAATAAGCTTTGTAACATTAAAGGCGTTATTTATCGCAAAACCCACCTTCGCCGCGCTTTGTTTGAGCGCATCCATCGCGTTGCCGATCCCGTTCTTAATACCGCCCTCTACCCGTGGTAATTCCTTTGCCGCCTCCGTGATACGCTGGACAAACTCTTTGCCGCCCACACCCATTTCCCGGATCGCCTCCACACTTTGAGTGCCAAAGGCCTTTTGCATAAGCTGTGCAAGGCCGGGCATATTTTCAGACAGGATGCTCACATCTTCTTGAAGTACGCGCCCCTTGCTGATCATCTGGGCGAATTGCCGCGTTACATTGTCAAGCTCCTGAGCCGTTCCGCCCGTGGCTGCAATGGCATTACCCATCTGGATAAGCGTTTCACGGGCTTCATCGGCTGCAAGGCCAACACCCTGCAAACGAACGGAACCCCTAACCGCCTGCTCTACGCCAAGGCCGGGATTTTTGGCCGCTTCAGTCAGTTTGTCCAACTCTGCCGCCGCCGCTTCACTACTTCCTAACTGTGATTTTAAAGCAAGGGTAAGGCTTTCAATATCGCCCGCCGCTTTGATGGATGCGGCGCCAAATGCTGCCAGTGGAGCCGATAAGGAAAGTGTAAGGTCTGTACCAATCCGGGAAAGTTGTTCGCCGCTTTTTTGGAGCCGTTTAGACAGCGCATTGAGCGATTTTTCATCAAATAGAAAACCAACCCTTACTTTTAAATCAGTTGCCTGCATTTTGCGCCTCCTTTGCTTTTATGTAGCGTTCGTACGCTTCCGGGTTAGTCATTTTGAGTATCAAATCGGCCTCCTCATCAAACCTCTTTAGTTCCTCAATGGATTGTTTAGGGAATACCACCTGGCGCATCTCCCAGGGGAACTTACCCAATTTTTCAGGGCTTTTAACCTTCGAGCCTGCCGCCTTCAAAGACCAAAATCCTATGTACCTGGCTTGTTCCCAGGACTGCCGACTTTCGTCCCTCTTTGCCTTTTGCAAGGCATACAAATAGCGTGGCGTACAAGACCAAAACTCATCTTCCTTTAATCCAGCCGCCGCCCCCATCTCGATCAACCGTTGCCATCTTAGGCCATCACTTTCACTTTCGGGGGCTTCGTCTTTTTTTCGCCGTCGCCCTCCTGCTGCTCTGCTGGAAACGCGTCTGTGAACATTACGGCCGTTTGATTTAGCACTTCAGGGGTCATCCATTCTGCTACATCGTCCTGATTAAAAGAAACTGGCACTTTTTCATGCCTATGCCCTGCTACAAGTCCGGCAAAGAGCAAGTCAACCATCAAAGTGATTGAAACCGCCCCACCTGCCATCTTTGCAAAATCCTCCAGGGCATTGCGTCCGGTACGCTGTTCGTATTGGTACAAAGCACCAAAACCAAAACGCACCGGACGCTCTACGCCATCCAAATTCAAATAGGTTGTCATTCCATGTTATTGTTTGATTAGCTGATTGTAGCCATAGCAAGGGCGCCTGTTCCCTGGATCTCAAAATCCACGGTCACGGCTTCATCATTGCCGGAGCTATTCATAGTCCAGCTCGAAACATAGCCCGTGCCGCTCCATTTGCGGTCACCGCTTGCCCCGGTCTGGAATACTACGGAAACAGTACCTTGTCCGTCCCATTTGTCGAAAATGCCTGTCGAGGATGTGCCGAAACCAAGGGTCGCGTCATCCGCGTAATTTAGTGTTCCGCTTGCTGTCCAGGATTTTGAGCCTGGAAGAAAAGCAGAGTTTGCCCCGCTGTCCTTACATGTTGTTTCAAACATGTTTGTTGAGCCGGAAATAGAAACATCCACCTGGCACGTCAATGCAGTCGCGCCAAAATATAGCTTCATGTTTTTTGCCAGAACTGTACCAACTGTCTGTGCCATAGTGTAGTGTGTTTATTTGTTTATTTTGTTTTGAAGACCTTTGGGCCTTTTCTTTCTTCTTCCTGTTCCATAGGCTGATATAAGCCTTGAGGCGCATCCGGTACGGCGCAGGCATCCACCAAAACGGGTGCGCTTACTGAGTACCTTAATGCTCTTGTTCCTTCCTCAGTAGGGGCCGCAAAGCCCTGTGATATGCGCTTTTCGCAGTCAGACTGCGAGTGTTCCGCTACCCATCCGGGTAAGAAGGTCATGCCGTGTTCGTCTGTGAATTGCTTTGTGTACCTGATTTTCATTTATTGAATCCGTTTTGCCTTGCAATAGCGTCTATCCGCCTGGCTATTAGTGCGCTTGCCGCTTTTAGTGTTTGCGATCCTGCAGAAGCAACCGCCGCCGCTACAAACTTTTGCGAAGTCTGGAATTTTGTCCCATCTTCTACAAAGTGGGCATAGTAGCCATCCGCCGCTTTACCGCCTAATTTTGGCCCTACAAACACAGCTTCAGAACGCCGAAATTTTAGCGTCTTTATTGATCTTTGAAGGTTACCGGGTCTGTAAGTAGCTACCACTTGACCGGCTCCCTTTGCTGCTTTCTTGCCTTTGCGCCGTGGGTAACGTTTGTGAACTTTGTCACCTACGGGAGTTTTACCCTTTACCGCAGATACAAGGATTTTAGACGCTTCTTCAAGGTCTTTTTGCGCACCTTTACGCACACCGGGTTCCAGCTTTTTAAGCCGGGAAATAACCTGGTTTAGCTCTGACTGCAACCGTGCGTCTATCATACCTTTATCGTTAGTACATACGTTGCAGACCGGCCAATCAATAGCCTGTCTTCGCTGTATATGTC